CCCTCAATTCTTGAGATTGGAACATTCAAAGACTTGTACAGTTTCTTTCTAAAATATTCTATGTCATCTGTTTCACCAAGATTCTGTCCACCAGGAAGTGTACTGATCTCAGTACCACGACCACCTTCTCGTCTTGGCAACCAGAAATCTTCCAACATTGAAAGATGTTTTCGTTGGTCTTGAACTTCACCAGTAGATGCATTATATATCATCTTCTGTTTATAACGATTCATTACCTGTTGCAGATATTGTTCTGCTTTTAACTTCGGTAAATTACCAACATCAATATAAAATATTCTTCGTTCTGGAGCTCTTGCTAATCTATAGATAACAAGTGCATCTTCAATCATCCGTAATTGATTCCACGGCTTGATTGCTTTAAACAAGTAACCAACAACAATTTGTTTTACTGTATCAATTAAACCAGAGTGAACATATGAGATTGCATCAGGTGCAACCTGAACAGCATTTTGTACTCCTATTGTTCCTTGTTGATATTTACCAACATTAAATGCATCAGGTGTATAAAGATAATATTCTAATACATCATCAATTAATTCTATTTGATCCTGTCCACCACTTTTTGTTTTCTTTACTTCTCGTACTTTTTCAATATTCAAAGGATCAATTGGAATTAATTCTTTAATTCCATCCTTCGGTCGTTTCATATCAATTACAATATGATGATATAGTCTTGCATCAATATACCACTTCTTAAATAAATCTGCTCCTGTTAAATTAAAATCTAACAGATCAAGAATCGTAGTAAATTCAGAATGTATCTTATCTTTAACACCATCTGTATAATCTAATGATTCCAAATCAAGAGCGACAGCAGGCACACCTTCCTCATGGATAACGGCATCATTAATAATATCTTCTATAGCTCCATCCACTTCATGTGAAAAAGCCATATCACGATATTTCTGGACTAACTTATTTTCATCTTGAGCATCTGAATCTGTATTGAGATAATGTCCAAGAATCCCACCTCCATCAATAATTTGTGTTGCTCCGTCAAGATTTTCTGGTGTTACAAAAGTTTTGCCCTTCTTCCCCTTCTTCTTGGATTTTATTTCAAAACCAAATAACTCAAACGCCATAAAAATTTCCTTTTAAAAAAATCATAATAATAGGGGGTGAGAAACTCACCCCCATTTAATTCATATTAGAGATTAATTGATCCCCAAATATTTGAACCTATGTTACCTTCAGAATCTGCTCTAACTTCAATTCCAAATTTAGGACTATCACCAGAAGCAGTTGTTTGTGTACCAGGACCTGCAACCCAATGATTAACTGCGAAAGTTACAGCATATTCTTCAACAGCATCATTAGAATCCCATGCAACATCAATAGCTGCCACTTCTGTAGGATACAAACTCGTAATATTATAAGTACGTTCTGATCCACCAGAGCGACTAAGTTGAGTTACAGATGCTTTACCATAAGGGGACATACCCATATCTTGTTTGTTTTCCCAATGGTCTTGCAATTTAGCCATCCATTCCTCAAACACACCACGAATATACATACCTCTATCATTAAATACAGTTACAGTCCAATCTGCAAATGTACGATCTCCCGGCACTTTCAATTGACGACCACGATAAGGTACATCAATATTTCCTACAGTCGATGCAGGCATTGACGTTCCCTTACAATGAAATTCAAAATCTGCCAGACCACCTCTATTAGGAGTTGTTATACGACAATTGAATAAATTGGCACGAACCCCTCCTTTAAATCTTGATGAAAAATCATGAATACTTGTTTCTGCCATTTTCTTACTCCTTTAAGTTTTTAAGTATTTATAAGATTAACCACCGATTTCTGAGAAAGAAACGTCAGTTCTAGCGGCAATAAAGTTTAACTGGATGTAATTGATAGACCTTGCTGGCTTAACATAAATGTCACCAACAAAACTATTTGTATCAATAATTTGTCCAGTATTATTTGAAGTGTCACACACTACCTTAAAGTCAGTAATACCACGGCGTCCTTGTATTTCTCTCAAGAAAGGCTCAACCATATTTACAAAAGCACTTCGTGTAAACTCATCATTGAACTCAAACAACATAGCTTTTGCAGCAGTTGCAATTGCTTTTTCCAAAACAATAAACAACCTACGAACATTAATTCTATCAAATGCACTCGGTTTAATTTGAGCAGTTTTATCTCCCCAAAGAAGAACACCAGCACCTTTCATTGTAATCAGAGGATTAATACTACTCTGATACATTGTGTCGCGATCAGCTCTAGTCGGCTCCCAAGAAAGTTTAATAATATTCTTGATCTGTCCTCGTGTCATTCCAGCAGGTGACCACCATGCATCATTCGTCTGTTCAGTTCGTGCAACCAGACCAGCAGTATCACCATTCATCGGACAATAGAAAAATACATCTCGATAACGATCATACATATATTTCCATGCACCATCCATAACTACATAACTTGAAGAACCATAAGTAGTTTTAGTTGTAACCATAGCGGCTGCTGTTTTAGTCGTTACAGCATCAGTAAGTGTCGGTGACAAGAATACCATAGCATCATTTCGTGCAGAAGCACCCTGTCCAACTAAACCTCTTAAGTAAACACCAGTTGCTGTATCTGTAGCATCGATACCAGGTCCACCAATAATTAGATTAACATCTACAACATCCGCAGATGCATAAAGAGCATAACCAAGTTGAAGTTGTGCAGAAGTAATTGCAGCACCATTAACACCCCATCCCATAGACCCACCTAAAATAGCTTCAGCTGCTGTTGCACTATCAAAAGTTTGAAATGCTGCTCCAACTTTTGGTTGTCCAGCTTCTCTACCTGCCGCAACTGATAATGTAGTAAGTTGTGTTACATCACCTAACCATACATATTTTGATTCATTACGCAAAACATCTTTAATATAATTACTTGAACCATCAGGTCGTTTTGCATCAGACGCTTTACTTACATATGCAAATTTCTCTAAAACATATCCAGGATCTCCTGTCCATTGTCCATCTTCATCAATTACAATAACGTGCATCTCATCATTATAGGTTCCACCACCATTTGCATTAGCAACATCATCTGATGTTCCTGGTGCTCCATCAAAGTTTGCAAGAAAAGTTGCATTGATTGTAGAATCTGCCCAACCATTAGAATCAATAACTTGGACTTTTAAACTATTACCTAATGCTCCAGGATATTTAGCAATAAATAATACATCATTTGTGATTGATGTAGAATCATAATGCTCTGCATTGTTGACAACTTCACCTGCAGCCGATGGAGCATTATCTCCAATAGTTGCATTAACTGCTCCAGTTCCTACAACTCTCGTAACAATCAAATTGTTAGAGTATGCAAGATAATTTGCTGCTGACCAAAAATAACATTTTGTTACATCATCTGGTTTACCAAAAACATCAACTAAATCATTTTCGGTTGTGATTGATGTACGTTCCATTACAGGACCCCATTGAAACGCACCAGCGATTGCACCAATAGCTGTCGCTACATTTGGTACAACAGTTGTTAAATCGAGTTCGGTAATATTAACTCCGGGGGATACTTGAAAAGCCATTTGATTTCTCCTTTTACATTTCTAATATTGATATAGATTTTACTATTTGTATGTATGAACTCTTTCCCATTTCGTGCCATCGGGCATTTCTTCATACTCGTCATTCAATCCATCATCAATAATACCAAAAGGAATTGTCATATCTTCTATTGAATCCATTTTAGTTTGATACAACTTTTCTCTAATATTCAAATTACTCAATTCTTTAAAATATTGCTGATCTACCATCCAACCAAATAATACTAATGTCGTAACCAAATCATCATTAGAACCTTCTTCAGCTCCAAATGTATCACCAACAGTTACGAATGTTGTCAGCTCAGAAATAATATCATAATCAGTAATAATTAATTTATCTTCTTCAATTAAACTTTTGAGATTAGAACAACCTAACTTTTTAACATTCTTGGTTGTTCTTACTCCATACGATATATCTTTTTTATGACCACTTGATAATTGTTGACCGTGCCTACCATACCATGCTACAGTAAGTAAATTCTCATACTCTAAATCATGATGTAAAACATCAGCTACTTGAGCTCCAATATCATTACTTTCCACTAAAACATACGCATCATTATACTTCTTTCCTATATTATTTATAATATTTGGAAAGAGTAGCGGTGCTATCTGATTATCACGATACTTTGCTACAATTTGATATGGAACTGCCGTGGTATCAAAAACACAAAAAGTA